CCGCCCTTGCGGGATTTGAAATATCGAATCTCATCCGGCTCATCAGAAGGCAATCGGATGAAGCCTCCCTGTCGGAATCTCATCAACGCCATGACCGTCGAGTCCACCAAGTCATCGTTACTCATGAATGGAAAACCTGCTATCTCCTCCACGACCTCCTCGGCCCAGCGGGTGTCAGGCACCCAACACAGCCCAGAACGCACGATGTCTGCTACAGAGTTTAACCGTGCCAGCTTGTCTCCGCTACCTCTGTGTGGGGTGTACTCCCCCACAGGAATCCCAGTACGGCGCATCTCTTGATACAACTGCGTGCCTGCGGACTTCTTCTCCACGATGAACGCATCGGGCTCCCAGTCCTTGTACTCGGCGTAGGCAAGCTCCTTGAGTTCAGGGAACTCCAGACGCTTCTTAATTGAGTTGAGCAGGATGATGTTGTACGCACCCTCGTCGTTCACAAACACACCCCAAGTTGTCAGGGCTGTGTAGTCAGCGCGGTTGTGGCTCTCAGCCGCCGCGTCCAGACTCATGATCACGTATTCACATGTTGGTGGGTCTTCCTTCTCCCACAGCTTCCACCAGTCACGCTTGACAACGGACGCTTCCTCTGCGGTGGGGTTCTGCTGGTACTGCGCGTTCCACTGGAACGTAGGCATTGACGCCTTGGTGCGCAAGAGCGCCTTCATGTCGAAGAACTCAGGCCACAGCGGTTTCTGGACGACGCTTCCGTCTGTCTGCTCCGTGTCTACGATGGCTGGGAACTCAATCACCTCATACTGATCAGAGCCCTCGTTGGCCCTCATGTCGCCGGTGACGCGCCCTGTCAGGTCATTCTGGTGCCAGCGGGTTTGAACAATTGCAACTCGTCCACCCGGCATAAGACGGGTACGGGCACCGTATGTGAACCACTCGTAGGCTTTGTCGAATACGTCGAAGTTTCCATTGATGATGTCCTGTTCGTTATGAGGATCATCGACAAGAAGCAAATCAGCACCACGGCCAGCCAGAGCAGAGCCGACACCACAGGCGAAATATTCGCCACCGGCGCTTGTGCTCCAGCGTCCTGCACTTTTTGAGTCTGCGGCAAGTCCGACGTTGGGGAAGATGAGTTTGTAGTCACTTGAGTCAATGATGTTCCTGACCTTGCGGCCAAAGTCCACGGCGAGGTCTGTGGTGTGGGAGACCATCAGCACCTTTTTGTTCGGGTATTTTCCCAGAAACCAAGCCGGGAAATAGATAGACACCATCTGCGACTTGCCGTGTCGTGGTGGCATGTTCACGCACACACGGTCTTTGTTACCCACAGCAATGTCCATCAGGAGGTTTGCCAACCTGCGGTGGTGCTTACCCACCTTGTAGTCTGGCTGCATGTGCTTACAGAACTCCACCAGATCGTCAAAACATGCTTTTGCCGTCTTGCGGCTGTCGATGATGTCTGCAATCTTCTCAATCTCAGCCTGTTCTTCGGAGGTATAGGCGTCAATATTGTCCAGCATCAGCCGGATTTCTTCGTCCGTAAAGTCCTCTGCACTCAGAGAAGTGGCGTTAGTCATCAAAATCCGCACGGGGCGTTCCAAAAACTGCTTCTGACTCGTTTTCCGGCTCATATAAAGCCGGTTTTTGCACGTTTTCTGCAATTTCTTGTGGAATTTCCGCTTCGACGACCATTTTCGGGGTGCTCAAGCCCATTTCTGCATCCACGTCGATCACATCCCCACCAATCTCCACCGCATCGGTGGGCAGATCGGGTCTTTGGATCAATCTTTGGAGCTTGGCACGCAGCCGCGCCTTCAACTCGTCCGTAGACTGGTGGGTAATTGTCACTTCTGACCTGTCGGTGAACAGGCCCACGTCGCTGTGTTTGCCCAAAAGCTCCAGTGCACGAATTCTGATGCGTGGATCGGGGTTCCGAGACTCCTCCAGCAACCGGTTTGTCACCGTGTGACGCACCTCAATGGCATGTGTGACCACAGCCCTGCCGTACTCGTCAAGGTATGAGCGAATATCCAAGAGCGAGGCAGGCGTCAGCGTTGATGCACGTGCATGTGACACGGCATTACTTGTGTTGTGTGGGCTGCTGGCGTACGCCGTCGTCAGCGTGGCCGCAGTTTGTGCATCTTCCTCGTTGGGTTCTTGCACCTCCAGTCCATGTTCTTCTAATAGAAGGATGGAACGGCAGGCGGCCTCGGCCCTTTCTCGCAGGTCGAGGTATGGAATGTCTGGGATGATCTCCACCCCGAATTCTGGCGTGAGTTCAATTGTCATTGTGCGCAAGTCCGTGTAGACCGATACGTAATAGTAACTGATTTTTTGAGGCTGTCAAACTTCCCTATGGGGGGTGTTCTACATTAACTCTGCGTTTTTGCCACGTAGGTATCCTAAAAGATGTTATAGGGGGTACTCCTATGTAACCCGCGAAGAGGTACCGGTAGTTATCCTATAAACATGATAGGGGGTAGTCTCTACGTGGACTTAACTCACTTTTTTGTGGCGTTACCTCTTTTTGAGGTCGGGGGGTCTGCCGTATGCGCTGGATGGATATACAGGTATGCCAAGTCCAATTAAGGGGGGTGGGGGGTATTTGAGTGGAATAGCATACCTACAGCGACACAGGGACTCCTAACCACACAGCGGGGGGTGGCGTACGGGTGGGTCAGCCATAGGGCCAAATGGGTTTTGGTGCGATGTTATACCGCGTATAACAACTATCGAATCATATCTAATCGTGCCTATTCCTTGACAATCATGCTATGCGATGTTAAAGTTCAGTCATCGGTTGGGAAATGCGGACACAAGTAGCGCACTCAGCCGGTAAATCCTAAAAGGAAATATCATGGCTACATTTAAATTATCCGCTGAGACAATCACTACTGTGGTTGACACGCTGAAGGCTGATACGGCTGTTCAGAAGCGTTGGTTAAAAGCGGCTGACGCCTTGCGTGCTGAAGGCGTGACATCGGACACATTAGACGGTGACAAAGAATACCGCGATGCGTTCAAAAAGAATGTGATCTTGCTTAGCTTCACAAAGACTGAGCAAGCTATCATGGCAAAGCCAACGACATCCCTCAGCGATGAGGAGAAGGTCACCAAGCGTTGGATTGTGCAACAGACTGGTGCTAAGTTGGTGAAGGTCACCGGCCATGTTCGCAAGGCTGAGCAAGAGGAGATGATGACCGACGATGAGCGAGGCGCTAAGAAGGTCAGCGACATGGCAACGCGCCTCAAGCGTGACCTGACAGCATGGATTGACAAGGTAGAGAAGGCTGAGGCGGTAACATTCTCAGCCACTGAGATGGTGAAATACCTGAAGTCTGCTTCAGCCCTGATCAAGTAATTGATCAACCCAAACCCCTGACCTTTTGGTCGGGGGTTTTTTTTTCGTCCAAATTTTCCCGATGTTATACACCGTATAACAAATGATGCCAGTTCCTGAAGCCGCGACGAGTACGACATACAGCGGCACGCGCCCGATCCGTGAGCCACTGGCTCATGACCACACCAAAACAACTCACCACGCAATACACTACGCGCACAATCCCGGCAAGTTCGCACCCCGAAATATTCCATGTTATCTACCGTATAACACCCGAAACCAGTTCCTAAAGCGGCGGCGAGTATCAACTGTTCGTTTTTGGTTTTGTTCTATTGTTCGTTTTTAGGTATTGTTCTAATGTTCGTTTTCATTGGGTTTACATTGTTCGTTTTGCTCAAATGGCTAACATGTTTTTTGTAACGCCTAATGTTCGTTTTTACCCCCTAATGTTCCGCAATGTTCTTGCAATGTTCGTTTTCGTAAGAACATTATAAAACTGCATTAGATGGCATTTGATAACTCCTGCCGAGAGGCAAAAGAAAATATACTGTGTATTAGATAATAAGATAATAGATGATTAGATAGTTTGTTTGTAATGTTCGTTTTTAGAAAAAGAGTCCGAAGGTATAAATTGGTCAGCCAGCTTTTTTGCCCAAGAATTTAAAAAGTTGCGACGTGTTTTGAAAAGGGCGGGGTGTGTCTTTTTTGACGGTACTTTTAGAACAGTGTGGAACATCAAGGACTTGCACAGCTACAATACAAGAACATTTACCTTTCTAAAGAACACTACACATTACCCCATAATCTCACACAAAACATCACGAAACACTTGACATAGACAGTTCATCGTGGTATACTATAGTCTGTTGGTTGATAAAGCGTCTTGAGGGTTCAAGACCACCAACAATGTTATACGCCGTATAACAACTTATCAGGAGTTATGTCACATGAGCAAATCCCGAGAGTCAACCCGTGAGCATCACGCTCACCAACTTGTTTGTACCTGTTGCTACGCACAGCGCGTGGCCCCTGCTCGTTCACGCATCGGCTACACCACATGCCTCGACTGTGGTGAGACTGCCGCCAAAAAGGTCAAGCACGCCAGTGTGCCACTGTCCAAAAGCAACTACTACTACGTGTCAGGGAACAACCTTGACTTCATCAAACAAACCAACCCCAAGAGGACAACATCATGAAACATCTTTGGACACAGTACATCAAGCCATTAGTCATCTGGCTTGCTCAAGGCATCATCGGTGCCGCCATGGTCGCGTTCTTTGCATACATGTTCCTTGAGTGGGCAAGCGGATGCGGTGAGACATACACCGACTCCAAGGGCAAGGTGCACATTGGCGAGTGCATTTGGCAGTCTGAGATACCAACAAAGAAAGGTACAATCTGATATAAAACACCACAAAACACTTGACTTAGATACCCACATGTGGTACAATAGACTTATCGACTGGGAATTCGCTCAGTCGGTTAACCCCAAAGTTATACGCCGTATAACAAACTTAACAGGAAACTGAAAATGACAAACACAACTGTCCCCTCAATCTCAACAGCCGCGATGCTCGTTGAACTATCCATCGGCACATGGACAGGGCGCAAGCTCGACAAGCGTGCCTCACAAGATGTCACGTCACAGAACAACGCTGACAAGGGTGTGGCGAACGTCCACAAGAAGCTCCTCGGTGACTGCGCCGAATTGGATGCGGTGCAGAAGTTCACAGCCAATGCACGTAATGTGCACTACGCATGCACCATGCCATGGTCTGACACAGGTCTGCGTCTGCTACCAACGACACAATACTTCAAGTATCACCAAGAAATGACAGCGTTACAGAACGAATACCAACGCCTCGTGCAAGCGTTCTTGGATGCGTACTCATGGGAGATTCAGAACAGCCAACTCAAGCTCGGTGCACTGTTCAACGCTGACGAGTACCCGACAGCCGACTCGCTGACATCGAAGTTTCGATTCAAGATGAACTACATGCCCCTGCCTGATGCGGGTGACTGGCGTGTCAACATCGGCAACGAGACCGAGAGTGCCCTGCGTTCTCAGTACGAGGGTTACTACGCGACCCAACTCCAAGCCGCGATGGGTGATGTGTGGCGCAGAGCGCACGATGCACTGACAAAGATGTCAGAGCGCCTCGACTACGCTGACGACATGACCCGCAAGGTGTTCCGTGATTCACTCGTGTCAAACGTGACGGACATCATCGAGCTACTCGGTGCATGCAACGTGACAGGCGACCCCGTGATGATGGCGGCACAGCGCGACTTGGACGAAGCGATGCGCGGTATCACACCTGATGCCCTGCGTGAAGACCCCTACCTGCGTGCTGAGACACGCCGCAAGGTGAACGAGGTTCGCAAGACCATCGACAACCTGCCCTCGCTGGGCTTCTAAGTTATACGCCGTATAACAACTTAACCTAAACCTAAACCTCAACAGGAAAATTTATCATGGCTAATCAAGCAATTGCAATGTATTCTCTCGGGCTCGATCAGATCGAGACTGCCATCCGACTCGGTGGCAACAAGCGCACCATCCTCGTGCAAGGTCACATGGGTACTGGCAAGTCATCCCTGCTCAAGACATTGGGCAAGGCACTGCCGAATCACACCATGTGCTACTTTGACTGCACGACCAAGGACTTGGGCGACATCACCATCCCTCAGTTGCAAACCATTGACGATCAAGGGTATGTGCGTTACGTGACCAACGAGGAGTTGGGTCTGCACCTGAGCAAGCCGATCATC